CAACTGTTCCTGTAACAGCACCTCTGCTATACTCGCATAGCGCAGGTGTATCTATTTCCGCATTTCCACCTGCTGTTAAAGAGGCTGCTATTCTTGCTACAACTGCTATGCTGAAAGTTCGCGGTGATAATTCACTTACGATGGCTGTTGGTACTTTGCCAAGTCAAGCAACAACGCCACAAGTTCAAGCCAGTATCGCTGATGATATGAGCATGGCTATGGCACTACTCGCTCCTTATCGCAGGATTAGATAATGTCACGGCGACAGGTACGCGACAATGTCGCAAACTGGATAGCCAGCGCGCAAATCACTACGCTGAATCAGGTATTTACTTCATTTCCGAAGCGTATCAATTTTCAGGTCAATTCATTTCCCGGACAGAACTCGCGCGCAGCAGCAGTAGTTTTTATTGAAAACGAACAAGAATCGCGTCTTGCTATCGGCGGTGTTGGCGCTATGGCAGAAGGCGGATACGGCAAAGGCTGGAAGCGTGTTGATTACGGAATTGCTTTACAGATTTTTCACCACTCGCTACAACGCAACGCCGAAGACGCTATGGACGATTTTGATTGTCTTATTGACACTATCAAAGACAGACTTCGTGCGGGTCAGCATACTTTAGGTAATGATAATCCGAACGAAATTTGGCAAGCAGCCGAACCGAATATTGATGTTCAATATGGCGAACCACTAACTAACGAAAGTGGCGCGACAGAAACTTGGGCAGCAATACGCTTTACTGTTACACAGATGATTGAAACTTAAGGAGAATCCTGTGCCTAAATATGAATACAAAGGTGAGGTCGAGCGTACTTTTCCTGCGCTCGGAATTACCGTCAAGAAAGGTGATGTATTTGATGGTCCTGAAGGGCTCAAGGCTCTAGGATTATCTCTTGCTGAACCTGCTAAATCCGCACCTGCGGTAGTAGCACCAAAAGAGGAAAAAGCAGTAAAACAAGAAATCAAGCCGTCAGCCTCGTCTGACAAGAACGCAGGAGCGTGAATAAATGGCAGCAGCACTACCCTCCGTACGAAGTTACCTTGGTATCGCAAAAGAAGCAACACCAGCAACGCCAGTAGCAGCAACGGATTTTATCCCCATCTCGAAAGACGCTTTCAAGCCTGTTGACATCATCGCACCTCTGTATGACACAGGGTTGCGTGGTTCGATGGTTGAAAACTACACCTATATTCAGGGTCGCCGTCACACAGAAATTGATGTCGCAGGTCCTGTATTCGCAGACACCGTAGGTTGGTGGCTCGGCGGAATTATGGGAAGCGTAGCAACTTCAGGCGCATCAGCACCATATACCCATGCGATTACTCTCAAGAACGCAACAGGTATCGGCGCAGACGCACAACCAACATCTTTTACTTTAGAAGATATGTATGTAGCAAACAATCGCTACTATCCGGGATGTAAAGTTACTGAATTCAGCATGTCATTCAATAGCGAAGGAATGCTCGAATACACAGCGAAACTCATGGGTCACCCATCAACAACCACAGCAGTCGCTTCACCATCATTCAGCGCAGTCACACCGACTCCTGTTTGGCGCGGTACTGTGTCCATTGGTGGCGTAACTGTCGGTTACACAACTGATGGTTCCGTCAGCATGATGCGCAAGGCTGAGGCTATCTTCGGTATCAATACCGACCAAGGTCCTTATGAAATATTCGTTGGTGCGCTTGATTCGACAGGCTCACTCACTTTTGTTATGGAAAATGACGATGAACTTCTCAATTTCTTCAACAATGCACAACCAGCACTTGAATTCACATGGGCGCAAGGCGCAGGAGCAACTGCTACTTCTGTCGGTTTTACTGTGACTAAAGGTGCTTATACGACTGCTGCTATTGACCGCAGCGGTGACCATGTTGCTATTTCCATTGAGTTCTCGGCTATCGGTAACACTACTGATGCTGGTTCCTCTGGTGGGTACGCACCTATCAAGTGGACACTTCAGAATGCTGTTGCTACCAATATTTATCAGTAGCAAATAGCGCAGTACCGCAAGTGGGGATTGTGTGGCTTTAGTGCCGCCTTCCCACTACTGCCCTGCCCCACTTGCGCCTATAATACGGAAGGCGATTAGGAAGGAAGAACATGTCAGAAAAGAATAAAGTAGCACTACCTTCGGGTGGCTGGGTAATCTTCAAAGACCCATCAACGCTAAGAGTGAAAGACCGCAAGAAAGTTCTGCGCAACGCAAGTGGCGAAGAAGGACTAATGCAAGCACTCTCACTTGTTGATGGGCTTATTGCTATCTTGGTCGAAGAGTGGTCGTTTGAGTTTCCAGTTCCGTCTATCAAAATCACGGTATTAGATGAACTTCAAATGCCTGATTACGATGTGATGGCGGAAGAAGCAGGTAAAGCGCAGAAGATGCTCTTTCCGCAGTTGAGTAAAACTCCGGAATCAGAGCGCGATGCTGATAGCCCTTTCGAAGACTCCAACGACTAAAATGGATACTAGAAGGACACGAACGCCACGAGTCCTTTAGTTATCCTGACGACGAGTATATTTACTATGTCGTTGCCGAGAAGTTCGGTTGGACGCCGTTGGAAACTGATGAGCAACCTGCTTATCTAGTTGACTGGATGGTTGCTATTTCCGCGACAGTAGATGAGGTGAAAGCGAATAGTGCTAACCCAAAATCTCAAACTCGTGCGCAAACGCGTTGATAAATTCAGTAGCAACATAGATTTATCTTCTCGGCTTGCGCGTGATGAGATGATGACCGCACTCATTCAACTTTCCAAAGAGGAAATACAAGGCAAACGACCCAAAGGACAGAAGGCTTGGACAGGTCGCCCTACGCCACCCATGAACCGAACAGGTGATTTACGGCGTAGTATCAAAGGCGAAAAGTTTCGGCAAGGATTTGCTAGTTATACAGCCATCGTTGGACCTACTGTTATTTATGGTCGGCGTGTTGAGTTAGGTGGCGGTAATTGGCCGTCAGGCGTTCGTTTCCCTTACATGGAACCTGCGTATGAAAAGTTTAGAACGGCAGTACTGCCACAAATACAAGCCAAATACTTTAGGAGGTTGATGAAGTAATGCTCGGTAACTTTTTCCCTCCTGTTATCTTTCAAGTTGAGGCTGTCGCTGGCGAGGCATTAGCGCAGTTCAAGGCTATCAATACGCAGTTGAAGGCTATGGAAGCGCAAGCCATCAAGACTGGTCGCGCTTTGACTACGATGAATAAGGCTGTAATCGTTGGAACAAAAGCACTCAAAGTCATGGGTGTTGCTTTCGCGGCATTTGCTGCTATTGGCGTAAAAGAAGTTATTCAACTAGAAAAAGCATTTACAAGATTAGGGCAATCGCTTGCTGCGGTAGGTGTATCTACTGTTAAAAATAGGGAAGACATAGCGAAGCTCGTTGATAGTTACGAAGATTTAGGTTTCGCTTCCGAGAAAACTGCTGATGCTTATTCTTCTTTGATTATCGCTACTGGCGATGTTGAAAAAACTAATCGCTTGCTGGCTATTTCCGCAGACCTTGCTCGTTTCAAGCAGATGAGTCTTGATGAAGCCGCAAGAACGATGGCAAAAGCGACTCAGGGTTCAGCGCGAGCATTCCGCGAACTCGGTATCACGCTAGATACAACTAAGAGCAAATCAGTTGCTATTGAAGAAGCCATAGATAAGTTATCGCAGAAAGTTGGCGGTCAGGCTGTTGCCTATTCAAAGACTTTCGCTGGTCAACTTGCTATTCTAAATGAAGGATTAGGCGACCTTGCCGAGCAAGTGGGTATGCGCATTTTGCCATTCCTCAACAAACTTGTATCAGGACTCAACAATACAGGTTCGTGGATAAAGAAAAATAGTGACTTCGTTATCGCGCTCGCTGCCGCAATTACTATCGCGTTGATTCCAGCCGTAGTTAGCCTCACTAAGAAACTTGCGTTGTTAGCATTGGCTATCTTGCGTAGCCCTATGGGTCGTTTAGCCGTATTGATTTTTGCCGTTGCTTATTCGTTCGTCAAGGCTTACAACTCTAGCGAAGATTTCCGCAAGAATTTCGCCTCTGTCGCCAAAGCGGTAGTTTCAACAGCACAATGGATAGTCAATGTCGTTGAAAACATTGTTCAGGCTCTTTATCAAATTCCTATGGCTTCGCAAAAAGCAGCGATTTGGCTACGCAAACTATTCGGTAAAGATACAACCGAAGCCGAAAAAGGTTTACGAGCGATGGAAAAAGAGTATGCGGCTATTGACAAATGGTCGGATAAACTTGAAGGCGCCAAGAAAGCGATAGATAGTTTCAGCAAAAAGAAACTCACGCTGAATTGGGATTTCAAGATTCCTGAAATTCCCGGATTCGAGAACGGCAAAGGTTTCGGCGATACTCTTGCTGAGGATATTTCTGAAGGATTAGATAAAGCC